TCAAATGACCAGTTTTTTCCACTCCTTACCGCGTACATCGTTGTAAATATCGGTCATTTTTTGATTCGAATGGCCTAGCAAAATTTTGGTATCAACCCCCTGCTCTCTGAACAATCGCTCTGATAAAGATCTCTGCTCATGGAAAGAGGGTGGGGTGCCATTAGCACGCCAGTTGTAATCCACAGAATCCCGGGCTTTTTTAAATGCAACGGTTAATGTTGCTGGCTTAACCATCCCGCCGCGCTTAGCTGTCCCTTTCGCGTGATGGTGGTGCAATAGCCACGGACTAAGAACACAATCGCGGCAGGATGACACTACATCATCCAGGGTGAGATTTAATTTATCGCAACGCAGAGCCAGAGGGATGGCAATCCGGGTTCCTGTTTTTTGCTGTTCGACATGAAGATAACCATCCCGGATATCCGAAAATTGCATTTTGCAAATATCTGAAAGGCGCTGGCCTGTCATCAGTGCCAGCAGCATACCGCGCTGTAAAAAGTAACCATCCTTTTCCGCTGCGTTATAAATCATCATCCACTCATCAAAAGTCAGTCGCTGTCTTGATATCCGCACCTGCGGTTTTTTTGCCGATTCTGCAGGGTTAAAGCCTGGCGGGACATCGCCCGTTTGCTGAGCTTCCCGGAAAACATCGATCAGTACCTTCCTGAAAATTTGTCCCATTCTGTTATGTCCTCTGGCCTTGTACTCTTCCAGTACTGATACCACATCTTTTACGGTTATGGCATCTAACGGTCTGGTGCCAAAACGTTCATCAAATACCCTGAGAGGGGCCGCTTTCTGTTTCAGCGTGTTGAGTTTGATCTCGCCGTTTTCATATCTTTCCTGTTGAATTTTTCTGTAATTATTCAGAAAAATGGTAACGGTTGATGAACCGCCGGTATCACTAATAATTTTCTCCTGCAGACTGAGCATTTGTTCCATTTGCTGCCGGGCAAGACGGCTGTTCGCTTCTGCTGCAATAGTTTCTGCCAGTTTCTGGTCAATACTGCCGAGACCGTGATTTTTGCCTGTTATGGGATGCCTGTAACGCCAGTAAACTTTGTTATTTCTTTTGTCAAAATACGGAGATAATCCCGGAACATCGGTTTTATATTTTCGCGGGCGCGCCATCTTCCAGTATCCTCTTCAAAGCAGGGTGATCTGTGGCGATCACCTCCGGCTTGTTTACCATTCCGACAAAGCGAGCTTGCGGATCCACTCGCCAGCGTCTTCCAACTTTTTTGGGGAGAGGAAATATCATTCCGGCTTTAGCGTATTTACTTAACGTACTCGGAGTAGGGACCGGTTCACTGAATTCCTCTTTTGCCCACTCAGTGAGCAGAATAAGTCTTGCCATGAGCGTCGTTCGCTAATCATGGTCGCCGCCACTATAGCTGGTGGGCAACGACCGGGGTTGAACATTAAAAATCAGCCTGATTCGGGATCAGTTTTTGCCAGATAGTTGAAACGTATTTTGCCTGGTAACGGGCATCATCCAGCGCATTGTGGCGCTCACCTTCGAATGGAATAGCCGCCCTGGCATCGAAGTCCATGGCTTTTCCCAGCTCAACGATTGTGCGTACATCGCGATCGTTGTAGTAACGCCACGGGCAGGGGATCTCCTGCCGTTCGTATGAACGGCGCAAAATCGTGTTGTCGAAGTTGGCTCCATTTCCCCAGACCTGAACAAAAAATTCACCGGAGTTTTCGTCGATAAATTCCCGCAATTGTAACAGTGCATCATCTAACGGGATTTCATCGGTCATAATGGCAGATTGCGCTTCGCGTGATTGCTTAAGCCACCATTTAATGGTGTCCCGATCAATGACTCCGCCAGCAGTTTCCAGATCGATAGTCTTACTAAATTCCGGTCCCATATCTCCGGTTTGCGGATCGAAAAATATTGCACCTATTGAGATAATCGGGGCATCGGGATTTTTTCCCATGGTTTCAAGGTCGATCATCAGATGAATCCCCGCTCTGCTGGTGGATGTGAGATTATGATGACCGTTCGCCTTAATTAAGGGATCTGACGCCTCGCCAGTTTTACTATCGCTGGCATGATGCTGATTGCCGCCAGTGTTCTCCTTGTGCTGATGCGCAGTGCCTTCCATTTCCTCCGGATCATTTTCCTGAACTTCAGGCTGATTCTCTCCATCGAATATTTCCTGGTATGTTGCGTCACCCATCACCGCACCACAATCAGGGCAGTTGCCGCCACCGCTATGACCGCAGGCGGTGCAGATCTTTTCCGGTTCCTGTTGCACTACTGGTTCAGGTTGTTTCGTTTCTGGCTCGTTTTGTTGCGTATTTGGGCTGTTTTGTTCCGCTTTCTGGTCGTTCTGTTCCGTTTCTTGCTGGTTCTGGTTCACAGAATCGCGGGTCTGGATCCCCTTAACCCATTTCGGATCATTCGGGTCGCTAATCCCTTCAACAAATTCACCACGTGATACTGCAAGCAGTTCATCGGCGTCAGGCTGGCTGATATTGGCTGCCTGCATAATTTTGTTTACTTCGTCAGCGGTAACTTTTACTGACCCTGGTTGTGCGGTCGTGTCAGATGCACCAGTATTTTGTTGTGAACCTGAGTATGTACCGTTTTTGCGGGCGAAATATTCTTCTTTCGTGATTTCAGTAGCCCCAGCAGACAGCGCCTTATCCAGACCAGAAAGTTTGTTTGCGCGACCGTATTTTTCGCCATCCTTGTCGGTGAAGAGGAAGTAGAACGGCCCCTCACGTTCTACAGATGGTTCGACTTCCACTTTGCATTCGGTTTTTTCGTTGTCTGGAATTGCCGTTTCCACTGCATCAGTTTCTGGTACTGGCGACGAGAGAGTATCAGTTGCGCTCTGATTTGTTCCTTCATCTTCAAACACGCCCTTTGTATTCAGGTATTCAGTAATGTATTTGTTCAGTGCCACAGGGTCTTTGTGAATGTCGATCGGACGTTCACGGACAAGGCCAAAAATAGTCTGGCGGTCGTAGCGAAGGGCATCAGGCTGTTTGCGCATTGATGCCGAGATACGCTTCCAGTCTTCGCGGTCGTTGTCGATAACTTCATTTTTTGCCCAGCGATGGATGCTGCCGTCAATGTTTCCGGCATCCACATCACCAGGCCAGAGAGCGTAGGCCAGTTCGTCATCCAGTGTTTTCCATGTCTGCTTGTATTCGCGATGAATGGCAGCAATGACCGGGTTGATTTTTCCTGTTGAATTTTCAGTGTGCTGTTGATTGGCTCTGGCGCGGGCGAGATCAACAACAGACGTGTATTTTCCGGCTTCCTTGCGTTCACCTTCGCGACGTTTTTTCCAGATGCGCATCTCTGCCTGAATTTCGGGCCATTTGGCACCAGGCTTACATTTATGCTTAACCCACCCGATGGCATGCAGCTTAAGCTCCGGATACATAGCGTTAACTTCTGGCATTTTCATCAACGCTTCAACGATATGGCCGTCGAATGTTGCCATGTCTTCCTGCAACAATTCCTGTGCGCTAATCACCATATCAACAGTGATTTTTTCACATGTGTGGAACTTAACCATGACAGCGTTCTGTACTTCAGGGGCTAGGTTGTCAAAAGTGACGTTCATCGGATCGGATTCAGTCTCGACCGGGACAAAGGAAGCAGACGCCTCATCCCAGCGGTTTTCCTGCATATATTCAGCATCCCAGGAATCGAGGGCAGGGCGGGGTATACCGGGTTTATCCTCGCAAACAAGAAATTTATAAGCGCAGTCCTGAGCAGCCGGATAATGTTCCAGGAATTGCCAGTGAAATTTTGCGCGGGCGCGACGTTCATCACCGGCTTCAATGGCAGTGGCTACAGCGACGGCACCTTCTTCCTTTATTGCCTGTTCGTCCGGAATGGCGGCGCAAATAAAGACTTTACTCATTTTGTTTTACCTCATTACAGATTTAAGGGTGAACAAATCCCTGCCATTGCTGGCATATAAGAATGAAATCGGATGTTTATTACGGAACTGTTTTAAAGACCTGCCGGGATTTCGTTATTATCCTGGTGAATAACTTTATCGACCGGGTAACAGTTACCGGGAATTTTCTGTTCGGTTGCTGCAGTCACACACTCCTGCATTGTCCTGTGAACACTGACTGCAATATCAACTGGCTCTCCGGAAACAAGAAAAACTGTCAGAACAAGTGCAAATGCTGTATTCATTGCCAGCATCCTTTTTGTATCGGACGTAAACGGGCCAACATTGAAAGAATGCATATTTTATTTAATAGCTCCCGTTCGTGTTTTCTCTTGTTAATGGCATCTTCAGTAAATACAGGGTTACTGATAGTGACACCAATTTCAAAACAACCTTCAGACGTATTAACGTTTGGTAATAACGTTTCCATTATCGCGTCCTCAACAATGAATTTTGTGATGCGGTGCCTGGTGCTTCCAGGTGACGTTAACCAGTTAACAATTAACGCCGGATACAGAGAATCCACCCATAACACTGTTTTTGGTTTTAACTGTTCCGCGTGCGCTCAGCCGCATTCACCGCATCACAAAATTCACTTTAAAAAGGGCGGCAGAGCAGTCACGGAGTAAAACTGATACCGCCAAACGTCACCAGAAAATTGATAACAGAGGGCGTTGCAGCGGGGTTGTCACTTAAGCGTATGGTCAACCTGACAACCCGGTGTCCTCAACGGGGAAGGAATAACCCCGCCATACTCACCGCCGCGCCATTTCGCGGATTGCCACAACCGGAAGCGCACGGTCGACGAAAATTTAACGACAGGCTATCTATGAACCAGCTACCTCGCCGTGCGCTTTCGCGTTATGGTCTGACCTTTCAGGGAAATATCCTTTCAGTAAACTGTCTGTGCCGGATGCTCACCCGTGTCCGGCGCACGCACTCCACCTCATCCGTGGAGAACTCCTTAATTACCAACCTTAGCTTCGTTGGTTAGCTATTAACGCGGGTATGTAATCATTCTGGCAATGCTTAATGCCGCTGCTTTTTCCAGATTAGTGATATCCTGCTCCAGAGCGGACAGATTTTCAGCCTGCTTAGCCCTGGCTTCATTGGCCCATTTCAGATCCTGCGCTGCATTAATTTTCTGGTGCATCCACTCATAAAGTTCATCATCGGTATAGTCTGGCGCGATGATGACGGGTTCTCGTTTCTGCATACTGATTCCTCGCGGTGCTGTTTCGCTTATCAGCCGTTAGATTTTGCCGAACTGGAAAGCGCCTGTTTAAACTCACTGAAGCTGAGAGCTTCTTCGCCTTCGGCAAGGCCTTCGAAGTATTCTTCGTAAGCCTTTTCCATGATTGTGTCGAAATCCATATCACTCACCTGAGTTTCTTTCCAGCCAGCGACGGGCACCATTTTCGGTTTTAAACGTTTTGCTTTTGGTATACGTCATTGCGGTGAACGTGCCGTCCTGGTTGGGGAACACGCCACATACCAGAGATTCGCTGTTGCCAAGATCGATAGTATCCATGCTGACCTCATTTCCCCTTAACGCCGGGGTAGCGGAACAAAAACCTGCTGCATAGTTATTAAAGTTGAACCCTGCCGTCATGTTCTTACGCCTCGGGCTGGCTACTTAACCCCTGACCACTGCCTGGTAACTCGAAGTATTGCCCTGCATTCTGTGGGGCGGGGTGGTGGCAGGTATATAATGTACTTTGTGTTCATTGTTGTAAAGTACTTTTAGTACATTTTGTGTGTAAAAAAATGAGATGGGATAAAGTGAAGCACAAACCCGGAGGAAGGCGCTACCGGATTTATGCTGGTTTAAGAGGCTTTTTGTTTTTTCTTTCGTGCTAACTCTTCGTAAATTGCATTGTACTTCTGTTTTTTCTCTTCAAGAGTTTTTAAAAGTTCATCTGTCTCACTGTCAGGGAGCTCGTCCAGAAGGTCAATGATGATTTTTTGTCTTGGATTTAACTCCTGATAGAAACGTACCTGTCCACTTTCTTCTGTATCCTCTCCCAAAAGATAGGTTGGTGTTGTTCCTATTAGTGTTGCTAATTCCCTTAATTTCTCCCGGCGAGGAATTGTTTCGCCATTAAACCATTTGCTAACCGCTTTTGGTGTTAATTTCATTCGACGGGCAATTTCTGCCTGCCTTCCATGTTGTTCATAACCAGCGTTTTCACAGGCTAGCGCAAGCCTACTGGCGAACTCTTTACGCGCTTTATCTTCATGAACCATAAGTTCAATGATATTCGCTCTTGAATGTACTGTCAGTTCTGTTATAGCATGTACTCAAAGTTCACATTGTGAGGGTGATATGAACCAGAAAACACTTGAAGATGTAATCAAAACTGTTCGCGTTGCTGTTGTGGCCGACGTTTGTGGTGTCAGCCAAAGAGCAATCTATAAATGGATGGATAACGGAAAATTGCCTCGCACAGAATATACCGGCGAAACAAATTACGCTGAAAAAATCGCTCTTGCATCAAACGGATTATTTTCTGCCGATGCAATTTTAACTATTGGCAGGAATAAAACTACTACGAAAAAGCTGATGGGAGTTGATTCATGAAAATCAAGCATGAACACATCCGCATGGCGATGAATGCCTGGGCGCGTCCTGATGGCGAAAAAGTTCCAGCAGCTGGAATAACCCAGGCTTATTTTGAGTTGGGTATGACGTTCCCAGAACTGTATGACGACAGCCATCCGGAAGCCCTGGCTCGCAATACCCAGAAAATTTTCCGCTGGGTAGAGAAAGACACCCCTGATGCTGTTGAAAAAATGCAGGCTCTGTTACCGGCGATCGAAAAGGCGATGCCGCCTTTGCTGGTGGCCCGTATGCGCAGCCACAGTTCTGAATATTATCGTGAGATCGTCGAACGGAGGGATCGGCTGGTGAAGGATGTCGATGATTTTGTTGCGTCAGCGGTTGTTTTGTATGACCAGATGAATCGCGGCGGCCCGGCAGGGAATGCTGTGGTGATGCACTAAAAGCACGGTGTTCGGGGGTTTTATGAGCAGCAAGCTTCATGGTCTTGTCTGGGAAGGGTGCGCCTTCACCGGCATGATCTTATCCAGGGTGGCGGTTATGGCCCGTCTTGCAGACTACAGCAATGACGAGGGCGTGTCATGGCCTGCCATTGAAACTATCCGGCGTCAGATCGGTGCAAGAAGTGAATCCACAGTGAAATCGGCTATTGCAGAACTGGCGAAAGAGGGCTGGCTGACGAAGGAAGAGCGTAAGGTCGGTGGGCGTAATGTAAGCAATATCTATCGGCTTAATGTGGAAAAACTCGAAGCAGCTGCGGCGGCGGCGCGTGAGTCATATAAACCGAAAAGAAAAATTAGCCCGGCAAAAAATGACCCGTTAACAGTTGACCCGTCAAATATTGACCCCTCAACGGTTGACCCGTCAAATTTTGATGGATCAACTGTTGATAAAAAACTGCCGATTAGGGGGGCGATGATTGACCCCGATCCGTCAGTATTAAAACCTGATCCGTCAGATAAAAGATCTTCTTGTCCGGACGCTTCGCAACCGGACCCGCAGACGGCTGAACAGGATTTTTTAACCCGACACCCTGACGCGGTTGTGTTCAGTGCGAAAAAACGCCAGTGGGGAAGTCAGGAAGATTTGGTGTGCGCACAGTGGATCTGGGGACGAATCGTGAGTCTTTACGAGCAGGCGGCCAGCGATGATGGCGAGATCACTAGACCGAAAGAACCCAACTGGACAGCATGGGCCAATGACGTTCGCACAATGCGGATGCTGGATGGCAGAACTCACAGACAAATTTGTGAAATGTTTGGGCGTCTCCAGCGGGATTCGTTCTGGGTAAAAAACATCATGAGTCCGGCAAAACTCCGGGAAAAATGGGATGAACTGGTTATCCGCCTGGGGCGTTCGCCTGCGCAGCGTTGCGTGAATCACATTTCTGAACCGGACACTGAAATTCCGCCGGGCTTCAGGGGGTAAGTGTTAATTTCTGGTCATGAGGTAATTTTCAGGAGGGCTTGTGGCAAAAGTTTTTACACAAGAAGAGCGGGAGAAAATTAAAGGGCAGGTTGTTGAACTCGTACGCCAGAGTGGGCGCGAGACGTTACGACAACTGGAAACTAAAACTGGGGCAACAAGATATCTGATGAGCGTTCTGGCCAGAGAGCTGGTTGCCAGTGGCGATGTATACAACTCTGGTTACGGGTTATTCCCGTCTGAACAGGCGCGTAAGGACTGGCAAAATGCTCGCAAAAAACTCTCAAGGGCAAAGGTGAAGAAACCTGCAGTGGTTGATCCGGACCTTATCTGGTCGTTACCAGACGGCGAAATACGCCGCTACGACAGGCGCCTGAATATAATCTGTCGCGAGTGCCGGAAGAGCGAAGCTATGCAGCGTGTACTGGCATTTTATCAAGGAAATGTTAGGTATTTTAGACGTTACTAGATTAAAGAGCATTAGTTCAGATGTGAATTGACATTTTCATGGCGCAGGGTAGAGCCAGCGTGGTTGTCGAGCCTGTACATAGATTTGTGTAATTGCCTGATTTTGATATGTTCAATCCAGCATCAAATGAAGGTTAATTTATGGACGAAAAACAGTTACAGGCTCTGGCTAACGAACTGGCCAAAAACCTCAAAACCCCTGAAGACCTCAGTCAGTTTGATCGGCTGCTGAAAAAGCTCAGCGTTGAAGCCGCTCTCAATGCAGAGATGACACACCATCTTGGGTATGAGAAAAATCAGTCCAGACCAGGAGCTAACTCCCGCAACGGTTTTTCCACAAAGACCGTTATCACAGGCGACGGTCCACTGGAACTGCGTACTCCGCGCGATCGTGACGGTACCTTCGAACCACAACTGGTAAAGAAAAATCAGACCCGTATTACCGGGATGGATAACCAGATCCTCTCGTTGTATGCCAAAGGGATGACCACCCGTGAGATAGCTGCTGCGTTCAAAGAACTGTATGACGCAGATGTTTCACCGGCACTGATATCAAAGGTTACCGATGCCGTGATGGAGCAGGTTGTAGAATGGCAAAACCGACCACTGGATGCTGTTTACCCCATTGTTTATCTTGACTGTATCGTCCTGAAAGTTCGGCAGGACAGTCGCGTCATCAACAAATCGGTGTTCCTGGCACTGGGCATCAATATCGAAGGTCAGAAAGAACTGCTGGGTATGTGGCTGGCCGAAAATGAAGGGGCGAAGTTCTGGCTCAATGTGCTGACTGAACTGAAAAACCGCGGTCTGAACGATATCCTCATCGCCTGTGTGGATGGCCTGAAAGGCTTCCCGGATGCCATCAACACAGTATATCCGAAGGCCCGCATCCAGTTATGCATCGTGCATATGGTGCGCAACAGCCTGCGCTTCGTGTCATGGAAGGACTACAAAGCCGTCACTCGCGACCTGAAAGCGATTTATCAGGCTCCCACGGAAGAGGCAGGCCAGCAGGCACTGGAAGCGTTCGCTGCGGCCTGGGACTGTCGCTATCCTCAGATAAGCCGAAGCTGGCAGGCTAACTGGCCGAATCTTGCCACGTTCTTCGCTTATCCAACGGACATCCGCAAAGTGATCTATACGACGAATGCCATCGAGTCGCTAAACAGCGTGATCCGCCATGCGATCAAAAAGCGTAAAGTGTTCCCGACAGACGACTCGGTGAAAAAAGTGGTGTGGCTGGCAATCCAGGCGGCTTCACAGAAATGGACGATGCCACTGCGGGACTGGCGTATGGCAATGAGCCGCTTTATTATCGAGTTCGGTGACCGCCTGGACGGCCACTTCTGAGAAAAGGTATTTACACAGAATCCTGAACAGGCTCTGGTTGTCCGCTTTGCGTCAAAACCAGATATTACCAGATTTAGACATATATTCCCGATAGCCCTGCTCTGATGCTACACTCTGTGCTATTTTCATGACCCCAATAAAAATATTTATGACTATTGCTGATTTCAAACGGCCTAAATTGGAGCTCCCAAACGGGGCAAACAAACTACTACTGCACTCTTGCTGTGCTCCATGTTCCGGTGAAGTGATGGAGGCGCTTCAGGCCTCGGGAATCGACTACACCATCTTTTTCTACAACCCGAACATTCATCCTCAGAAAGAGTATTTAATTCGTAAGGATGAAAATATTCGCTTTGCTGAACAACACGGCGTGCCGTTTATCGATGCTGATTACGACACCGACAACTGGTTTGAACGTGCCAAAGGAATGGAATGGGAGCCTGAGAGGGGGATCCGTTGTACCATGTGTTTTGACATGCGTTTTGAGCGGACAGCGTTGTACGCTGCTGAAAATGGTTTCAGTGTGATCAGCAGTTCACTGGGCATTTCACGCTGGAAAAATATGCAGCAGGTTAACGAGTGTGGGCGGCGAGCTGTTGCGCATTATCCGGGTATGGTGTACTGGGATTATAACTGGCGCAAGCAGGGCGGCTCGTCCCGTATGATTGAAATCAGCAAGCGCGAAAAATTCTATCAGCAGGAATATTGTGGCTGTGTGTATTCTCTGCGCGATACCAATCTACACCGCAAATCTCAGGGACGCCCTCTTATCAAAATTGGCCAACTCCACTACGGAAAAGAAGAGAAGGAGTGATTTTATGGATCACCTTTCTGATTGATTTCATATTGGCGAGGTGACGTGAGTTAAGTAGAATGGCTGCGGGTGCTTGAGGCTATCTGTCTCAGGCATGAACACTGAAAGGCAGATAGAGAAAAGCCCCAGTTAACATTTCGCGTCCTGCAAGACGCTTAACATTAATCTGAGGCCCAATCTATGTCTCACAAATGTAGGTTAGCCTCTTACGTGCCGAAAGGCAAGGGGAAGCAGGCTATGAAGCAGCAAAAGGCGATGTTAATCGCCCTGATCGTCATCTGTTTAACCGTCATAGTGACGGCACTGGTAACGAGGAAAGACCTCTGCGAGGTACGACTCCGAACCGGCCAGACGGAGGTCGCTGTCTTCACAGCTTACGAACCTGAGGAGTAAGAGACCTGGCGGGGGAGAAATCCCTCGCCACCTCTGATGTGTCAGGCATCCTCAACGCACCCGCACTTAACCCGGTTCGGCGGGTTTTGTTTTTTTCTGGCATTCTGGTTTACAATTCGCACGTCAGCCTGAACACCTGACACCTGCTGCGCCAGCAGAGAAAACAGATGGCGCACAAAACCAAATTTCACAATTCTGATACCGACCTTGCCATCCGGCATGGGCGGCGTTCACACGCATTTAAAACCGACTGGTACCAACACCCACCATGTACTGAAGAACAGGCCGAATGGCTAATTCATAACTACCGCAGACGCGGATACGAGATTAAGAAAGCCCTCAGCCTCGATTATCGTCACTGGATAATCTCCGTCAGGCTTCCTTACTCTGAACGCCCACCGCGTCCGTCCCGCACATTCCAGCAACGCATCTGGAGGTAACGTGCGGGTATTACTTCGACCTGTTCTGGTACCGGAACTCGGGCTGGTGATCGTTAAGCCGGGCCGTGAATCCATGCCGGTATTCCACAATACCCGGGTACTGGTGGAGCCGGAACCGAAAAGCATGCGTAATCTGCCGTCCGGGGTCGTTCCTGCCGTTCGCCAGCCGCTGGCGGAGGATAAATCATTACTGCCATTTTTCAGCGACGAACGAGTGATTCGTGCTGCTGGTGGCGCTGGCGCATTGTCTGACTGGTTACTGCGCCATGTTAAATCCTGCCAGTGGCCACACGGCGATTATCACCACAGTGAAACCGTCATTCACCGTTATGGTACCGGCGCAATGGTGTTGTGCTGGCACTGCGACAACCAGCTGCGCGACCAGACCTCCGAATCACTCGGGCAACTTGCTCACCAAAACCTGTTTGCATGGATGATTGACGTCATACGCCATGCAATGAATGGCTCGCAGGAACGGGAATTATCGCTGGCTGAATTATCCTGGTGGGCGGTCCGCAATCAGGTGGCGGACGCGCTACCGGAAGCGGTATTACGTCGTTCGCTGGGGTTGCGTGCGGAAAAAATCCGCTCAATGTACCGTGAAAGCGACATCGTACCGGGAGAGCAGATCGCCACCAGCATACTGAAGCAGCGCACAAAAAATCTTGCGCCGCTGCCTCACGCCCACCAGCAAAACCCGCCACAGGAAAAGACGGTGGTCAGCATTGCCGTTGATCCGGAGTCACCGGCTCAGTATCTCCAGCGCCAGAAATCACAACGGGAAGAGATGCCTGTATACACGCGTTGGGTAAAAACGCAGAAATGCATGACGTGTGGCAATCAGGCAGATGATCCGCATCACATCATTGGTCATGGACTGGGAGGGATGGGAACAAAGGCTGATGATTTGTTTGTTATTCCGCTGTGCCGTAAATGCCATAGCGAACTACACGCCGGGGTAAAAGATTTTGAAGAAAAACACGGCAGCCAGCTGTTGTTGCTGATTCGTTTTTTAATGCACGCGAGAAATTCGGGTGTTCTGAAGTGGAAAGCATAAATGACTGAACGCATAGAATTTGTTTTGCCTTACCCGCCAACGGTGAACACTTACTGGCGACGTCGTGGCAGCACATATTTTGTATCAAAAGCCGGGGAGCGTTATCGCCGGGCAGTGGCGCTTATTGTTCGCCAGCAGCGGCTGAAATTAAGCCTGTCCGGAAGGCTGGCGATAAAGGTGATTGCAGAGCCACCGGATAAGCGTCGTCGCGACCTGGACAATATCCTGAAAGCACCGCTGGATGCGCTGACGCATGCGGGAGTGTTAATGGACGATGAGCAGTTTGATGAAATCAATATTGTTCGTGGTCAGCCAGTATCTGGTGGACGTCTGGGGGTGAAGATTTACCCCATAATGCATGAAGAGCAGGTCAAAAAATGAAACTGGAAGATTTACCGAAATACTACTCCCCAAAATCCCCCGGCCTGACCGATGCATCGGCCTCAACGTCAAAAGATGCGCTGAGTATCACTGATGTGATGGCCGCGCAGGGCATGACACAGAATCGGGCTGAGATGGGTTTTTCTGCGTTCCTGGGGAAAATGGGCATCAGTATGAATGACAGGGCGCGGGCAACAGAATTACTGGCAGATTATGCACTCAGTCGGTGCGATCGTGTGGCGGCGTTGAGAAAACTTCCGGCAGAAATAAAACCGGTAGTGATGCGCATTATGGCTTCGTATGCGTTTGAAGATTATGCCCGTAGCGCGGCGAGCAAAAAACAGTGCCCCTGCTGTCACGGAAAAAAATTTATTGAAAGCGAGGTTTTTACAAACAAGATCCAGTATCCGGATGGTAAGCCACCAGTGTGGGCAAAGTGCACAAAAGGCGTGTATCCGTCTTACTGGGAAGAATGGAAAAAAGTCAGGGAGGTGGTAAAAGTTGCCTGTCCGGAGTGTGGCGGAAAGGGTGAGGTTTCCACCGCCTGTAAGGATTGCCGTGGGCGTGGTGTCGCCATTCATCGTGAAGAGTCGGTAAAACGTGGTATGCCTGTTATCAGAGACTGCCAGCGTTGTGGTGGTCGTGGCTGTGAAAGGCTGCCATCAACGGAGGCATTTAATGCCATATGCAAAGTGACGAGTGCTATCACGCTTGATACGTGGAAAAAATCAGTGAAACGCTTTTACGATACGTTGGTGGTTCGGTTTGACATTGAAGAGGCATGGGCGGAGCGGCAGTTAAAGAGGGTAACGCGATAGTGTTGTTGATTTTTCCCGAATCTGTGGTAAATTTGCTCTAACGATGGGCGTTTTATGCCTGACGTTAGAAGATTTTTTACACCCCGCCGCCTGGCGGGTTTTTTATGACTGAAATCGCGTCAGTACAGTAAACGCGCTGGTGGCGGTGAATACCTGTCTTTCAGCTTGCTGGCTTTTTCGACAAGAGTTATTGGTGTGTCACGTTAACCGGAAAAGGGAAAAAGACATGCTAAAACAGCAGGATATGACAGAAACCGCCAGAGTAGTGTTTAATGAATTAAGCGTTACCGAACCGGCGACAGTCGGGGAGATTGCACAGAATACTTACCTTTCACGCGAACGCTGCCAGTTAATACTGACCCAGCTGGTTATGGCGGGTCTGGCAGACTATCAGTTCGGTTGTTACAGACGCCTTCCGCAGTGAAGGCTTTTTTATTTGTGGTAAATGGGCGGCTGGTGGGTGTTAGGGGCACCCACCAGCCATCTGCTCATGCGTTGGGTTCACAAGCAAACCTCAGGCCCACTGCTTTGCGCAAAAGCAGAATGAGCCTATCAGAGACAGGCTTAATGATCCATGCTTAATACTGTAAAAATATCCAGTTGTGAGTTAATCAACGCCGACTGCCTGGAATTTATCCGGTCGTTACCCGAAAATTCTGTTGACCTGATAGTCACGGACCCGCCGTACTTTAAAGTGAAGCCTGAGGGCTGGGATAACCAGTGGAAGGGCGACGATGATTACCTGAAGTGGCTGGACCAGTGTCTGGCGCAGTTCTGGCGGGTGCTGAAACCTGCCGGAAGTCTTTACCTGTTCTGTGGTCATCGCCTGGCATCTGATATCGAAATCATGATGCGTGAACGCTTCAGTGTGCTGAACCATATTATCTGGGCGAAGCCGTCCGGACGCTGGAACGGATGCAACAAGGAAAGCCTGCGGGCGTATTTCCCCGCCACAGAGCGCATTCTGTTCGCGGAACATTATCAGGGGCCGTATCGTCCGAAAGATGCCGGGTATGCGGCGAAGGGCAGTGCACTGAAACAGCATGTGATGGCCCCGCTGATTTCTTACTTTCGTGATGCGCGCGCGGCCCTGGGGATAACGGCAAAACAGATTGCAGATGCCACAGGAAAGAAAAACATGGTGTCGCACTGGTTCAGTGCCAGTCAGTGGCAGCTACCGAACGAAAGCGATTATCTGAAATTACAGTCGCTGTTTGCCCGGGTGGCAGAAGAGAAACATCAGCGCGGTGAACTGGAAAAGCCCCACCACCAGCTGGTGGATACGTATACGTCACTGAACCGGCAGTATGTGGAGCTGCAGAGTGAATATAAGCATCTGCGGCGGTATTTTGGTGTGACGGCGCAGGTGCCGTACACGGATGTGTGGACACATAAACCGGTGCAGTTCTATCCCGGGAAACATCCGTGCGAAAAACCGGCAGAAATGCTGCAGCAGATAATCAGCGCAAGCAGTCGTCCGGGTGACCTGGTTGCAGATTTTTTTATGGGCTCAGGTTCAACGGTAAAAGCGGCACTGGCGCTCGGGCGTCGTGCGATTGGCGTTGAACTGGAGACCGGACGTTTTGAGCAGACAGTCAGGGAAGTTCAGGATTTAATCGTTTGAAACGGATGAGATTGCAGAATTAATTACGCACCATTATTATTCTGCTCCCGGCCCTTTAGCTCAGTGGTGAGAGCGAGCGACTCATAATCGCCAGGTCGCTGGTTCAAATCCAGCAAGGGCCACCATCACATACCGCCATTAGCTCATCGGGATAGAGCGCCAGCCTTCGAAGCTGGCTGCGCGGGGTTCAAGTCCCCGATGGCGGTCCATTATCTGCATCATGCGTTGTTAGCTCAGCCGGACAGAGCAATTGCCTTCTAAGCAGCTGTGGTTGCACTCCTGTTGTTTCTGGTGGTGATGGTGGACTTCAGCAGCCGGATAATGTCGGTGCTGTCTGATGGTGTTTTGGTGGCGGGTGTGTGGTTGTTGCTTTCCCGTTGCTGAAAAAGAAAGCATCAGGCGATTAGCAGGGTATCAGTTACCCGTTGAAATTTTTAAATACCTCACAATTCCACAGCTTGATGATTGTCTGGCTGCCGGAGAATTTGTTAAAAATTACATCGCATGGTGAATCCCCCTGTGCGGAGGGGCAATCAGCGAGTAGGTATATGGGATAATCGCGGATTCAGGTGCTGGTACTGAATTCACCGGGAGGCACCCGGCACCATGCAATGGCACATAGCGCCACTCTCCAGCCCCTCTCCGGAGGGGCTGTTTATATTGATTTTGTCAGATGTGAGTAAACTCCTTATGGACTTTGTTGTTTTAGTCCATAAGGACATATTTGCAGAGTGCAACGGTTATTAAAGCATTCATTCAATACGTTATCTGTATTTGTAGGGCATTCCTGGCTGTTTTTGATTAAATTCCAGAATGTTTTATTGAATGGCACTACGTTGTAAATGGTTACAGGTAGCACTTTGTTATTGAGCATGATGCCTGTGTGAGTCAGTGTAAATATACTTTCAGGAGGTAAGAAAGCATCCGATTGATACCAGATTATTAATTTTATTTTACTCCATATGACTGAAAAAGATATTCCGCATGATGGCTGGATAACTGTATCAATCACAATCCACTTCATTTAGTTTCCTTGTTTATGCCTTGCTGGTGATGTTCTGAAAAGTATAAATGATATTTTTGATTGTAAACCATAGAGCAGAATTATTTTTCTGATGTTGTTTATTGTTTATTTAAATGCAGGGTGGTTTATATCTCGTCTTGTAGTTTATCCATGCATATCTGCTTGATGATGAGGTTTTTATTTAAGGTATGGTTTTGTTTTTTTTCTGTATTACATGTCAGGTATTTTAAAGAATCATTTTTCAGATGGTGGAAAGAACCATGGCATTTAAACACTATGATGTTGTCAGGGCGGCGTCGCCGTCAGATCTTGCGGAAAAGCTGACACATAAACTGAAAGAGGGCTGGCAGCCGTTTGGTAGTCCGGTGGCCATAACCCCTTATACCCTGATGCAGGCGATTGCAGCAGAAGGTGATGTGGTCGTCAGTGGTGCAACTGAGCCGGAGTGGTACTACGTCATCGTACTGGCCGGGCAGTCCAATGCCATGGCTTACGGTGAAGGGCTTCCGCTTCCGGATTCATACGATGCGCCCCATCCGCGCATTAAGCAACTGGCCCGTCGTAACACAGTGACTCCCGGTGGCGAAGTATGCGTATTTAACGACATCATTCCTGCTGACCATTGTCTGCATGATGTTCAGGATATGAGTACGATTAACCATCCCCGGGCTGACCTGAGCAAAGGGCAGTACGGTTGTGTCGGACAGGGCTTACATATTGCCAAAAAACTGCTTCCGTATATCCCTAATAATGCGGGGATCCTGCTGGTACCATGCTGTCGTGGTGGTTCGGCATTCACCAAGGGCACGGAGGGGACATTCAGCGAGTCCACGGGGGCCAGTCAGGATTCGGCTCGCTGGGGAGTGGGTAAGCCGTTATATCAGGATCTGCTTTTCCGCACGAAGGCAGCATTGCAGAAAAACCCGAAAAACGTTTTGCTGGCGATATGCTGGATGCAGGGGGAATTTGACATGAGCGCTGCCACCTACGCACAGCAACCGGACCTGTTCACGGCCATGCTGAAGCAGTTCCGTACTGACCTTTCCGGATTTAACGCGCAGTGCCATGGCGGCAGTGCTGCAGTTGTACCGTGGATTTGTGGCGACACGACGTATTACTGGAAAAACACATACGGCACACAGTATGACTCCGTCTACGGCGCGTACAAAAACAGGGAGAGCGACAACGTTTTCTTTGTGCCGTTCATGACCGACGGTAACGGCAACAACACGCCCACCAACTTACCGGCAGAAGACCCGGATATTGCTGATGCAGGTTATTACGGCGCGCAATCCCGTAGTAATGGTAATTGGGTATCGTCAAATCGTCCGACACATTTCAGTTCATGGGCGCGCAGGGGCATTATTTCGGATCGCCTGGCAACCGCTATTCTGAACGCAGTTGGTCGAACCAGCGCCTTCATCAGCGGTACCGCACCGGAGATTAAACCCTCGCCCGGCGGCGACACGCCATCGGGGCCGTCTGATGGTGACACATCCGTTCGTACAGTCTCCCTGCTGCCGACAGCCGGAGAGGCTGCTGCGCAGGGCTGGACCATCACCGGCGGCAGTGTTGCGCTGGAAGATGGTGTGTTTAAGGTTACCAAGCAGAGCAATAAAACCTGGTCCCTGATGCATCCGGTGGATGACGCAGTCTCCCTGCTGACACGGGGTGGCAGACTGAGCTGTAAGTTTCGACTGTCAGGCGCACTGACCAACAACCAGTTCGGTCTGGGAATTTATCTGTATACCGATGTAGCGTTACCTGACGTCGTGGCGATGACCGGGACTGGTAACCCGTTCCTGATGTCGTTCTTCACCCAGACCACAGACGGCAAACTGAATCTGATGCATCACAAGAAAGCCGGAAACACAAAGTTGGGCGAGTTCGGGAATTACAGTAACGACTGGCAGACGCTGGAGCTGGTGTTCACCGCCGGCAGTGCCACGGTTACTCCGAAACTGAATGGAGTGGCTGGCCCGGCATTCCAGGTCATAAAAGACAGTCTGACACTGGGGCTGAATGCGCTGACGCTGACGGATATTACCAAAAATGCAGCGTATGGCGTTGAGATAGAAAGTCTGGTGCTGGAGATAAATGCACCGGCATCATCATAAAAAGTGAGCCAGTCAAATGGAAGGTATCGTTAAACTCACCGGTAGTGTCAGTGGGTCGTCTGAGATGCCTGCATGAGTTATCAGAGCCATCAGTACTTAACTGGTGGCTTTTTTTATTGTTGTCAGCTTCCGGATAACGGGAGACGGGGTATGTACCAGATGGAAAAAATCACAACAGGTGTGTCATACACCACGTCAGCGGTGGGAACGGGCTACTGGTTCCTGCAGTTGCTGGACAGGGTTTCCCCGTCTCAGTGGGCGGCAATAGGCGTGCTGGGGAGTCTGCTGTTTGGGCTGCTGACATATCTGACTAACCTGTATTTCAAAATCAGAGAGGACCGTCGTAAGGCGGCACGGGGAGAGTAATTCAATGACTCAAAACTATGAACTGATTGTGAAAGGGATCCGCAATTTTGAGAATAAAGTTACGGTAACTTTAGCGTTACGGGACAAAAAACGCTTTGACGGTGAAATTTTTGACCTGGACATCTCGCTGGACCGTGTTGAAGGTGCCACGCTGGAGTTTTATGAGGCAGCAGCCAGAAGGAGCATCAGACAGGTCTTCCTGGATGTTGCTGCCGGGTTATGTGAAGGGGATGAGCAGTCGCCGGAAAAGCGCCCCGTAATTTTAGAGGCGCAGAATGTATGGATAACCTACAAAGGAAAGCTACCGGGAATAATTACTGGTTCTCTGAAGACTCCTCCGGAATCACAACCTTAAGTCACTGACCGGAACAGATAAACCTGTCCGTGGGCAGAAACCGATAAATCCTGATAAATATCCATGAACACCAAAATCAAATACGGCTTGTCGGCTGCCGTTCTGGCGCTGATTGCCGCTGGTGCGCCTGCGCCTGACATTCTCGACCAGTTTCTGGATGAAAAGGAAGGTAACCACACCACGGCATACCGTGATGGCGCGGGTATCTGGACCATCTGCCGCGGTGCCATCCTGGTGGATGGCAAACCTGTCGTTCCGGGCATGAAGTTGTCGAAGGAAAAATGCGACCGGGTTAACGCCATTGAGCGTGATAAGGCGCTGGCATGGGTGGAGAAAAACATCAGAGTGCCATTGAGTGAACCCCAGAAAGCGGGGATCGCGTCATTCTGTCCGTACAACATTGGCCCCGGTAAGTGTTTTCCGTCGACGTTTTATAAACGAATTAATGCAGGTGATCGCAGGGGAGCGTGTGAGGCGATTCGCTGGTGGATTAAGGACGGTGGCAGGGACTGCCGTATTCGCTCAAATAACTGTTACGGTCAGGTATCCCGTCGTGACCAGGAGAGCGCGCTGGCGTGCTGGGGAATCGACAGATAAGCAGAATATTTTGCTAATAAATGACGTTGGCCAAGGCGGACGGATAACACGAAATCCTGCGAACTGGCAAAATGTAAGTGAATAAAAGTAAAAACCCCGTTTGTTGGCAGCAAGCGGGGTTTTGTTTTTATGGCAGTAAGCTATGGGAGGCTGCCTTGATTGATTTTAGCAAACTGATTAGGGAGTTGCGACTCATGATTAGTCAATTACCAAACTGGAAATTTTTGCTGGTCTGGAGCATCCCTTTTTTATGGGTAGTATCCCAGTTAATTGTGGCAATTAAGGGGTAGCTATGTCAGACAAACTCATAACGCCGGCAAAGGTCCTGTGTGTGATTGTCGGTATTTCATTTTCACTAATGCTGGTTGCTCTTTTTCTGTCCCTCGCCTGGGTGATGTTGTCTTCGTCGGGGCTGCTGGGGTGACAGTGACTGATGACATCAGCAGAGCGCTGGCTTTTGCTATTAAGTGGGTGGCTGTTGGTATTGCTGTGTCTCCGATGCTGTATGGGCTGGCAAAACTGGTCATTGCGCTGAAATCGTGAACTTTAAAAAGATGAGTGCTGAACTTATTCGGGCAATGGCATTTGCCATTCGTATTGTGGCCATTGCTGTTCTGGTCTGGGCAATCCGTTGGTGGTGATATGAACCGTGTTCTGTGTGTGGTGATTATTGTCCTGCTGGTAGCCTGTGGTGTGCTTAGTCTGGGGCTGAATCATTACCGCGATAACGCCATCACCTACAAAGCGCAGCGCGATAAAAAAGTCAGTGAGCTGAAACTGGCGAACGCGACAATTACTGATATGCAGATACGCCAGCGTGATGTCGCTGAACTTGATGCCAGATACTCGAGGGAATTAGCCGATGCGAGAGCTGAAAATGAAACTCTGCGTGCTGATGTTGCCGCTGGTCGTAAGCGCCTGCGGATCAACGCCACCTGCTCCGGTACCGTGCGTGAAGCCACCGGCACCTCCGGCGTGGATAATGCAACCGGCCCCCGACTGGCAGACACCGCTGAACGGGATTATTTCATCCTCAGAGAACGGTTGATGACAATGCAGAAGCAGCTGGAAGGGGCACAGGACTATATCCGCACTCAGTGCCTGAACTAAGTTTTGCTGATGCGCCGTATCGTCGCTGTATTCCCTCATTAACAGAGACCGCAGCCCGACAGGGAGACTCCTCTGCGCGAGTGTGCGGGGATAATCAAAAACGATACACACCGGGGTTTACCGCGTTAACGGAGCGCGGCGTTGTCCCCTCATAGTCGCCAGTCCGGTGCGATGGTGGAAGAAACAGGACGATGTGTTACCTCGCAAGCCCTGTTATGTCATGTGTCTGATTTGTGATTTAAGTCGGATAATTGTCGTTGCCATTAAGCAGAGGATTGATGACCGACAGGGCGGCATTGTTAGAATAAGACTTATTCTTATCTGTGCGGGGAATGAAAATGAAAAGAAATCTTCCGTTAATTATTTTGTTGTCTTCTCTGGTTATGGGCTGTACGCAACATAAAACAGATATGCCCCGACAGTTGGTTAAGGCATTACCACAATATCCGGCCTATGCAGCGGCAAATTATATAAAGGGACGGGTTGATGTGAGGTTTGATATTGGTGCTGATGGTACTGTCACCCGAATTGAGTTTATTCGTTCAGAGCCGCACCATCTGTTTGATGAGCAGGTTGTAAAGGCGATGGCAAAATGGCGATTTGAGAAGGACAGGCCGTGTAAAGGCGTGAAGAAAACGTTTATCTTTAGTCCTTCTGCACACTGATTATTTCATCAGAAATTAATTATCACTCTGTTGTTATTCTGTACATCCCGGCAGGGTAAGTATTGTTCCGTCGGATATGAAGATGAAATATTGTTGGAGGACAGTGGGTACCTGCTCCTGTAACCGAACGTTCATTTCTCGTTATTTGTCATGCTGGCCGGGCGCAGATGCGTTGCATCTGTTGCCAGCCTTCTCCTGCAGGCTTCAATAACCCACGCTGAAAAGTTACCGGACCCTTTATGCTCAAGGGCGATGTTGATCTGTTCAATCATGTGATTGGGGAAACGGATATTGCGGGTTGTGGTTCTGCGGGTACGGTTTTTCGATGACATATTTATTTCCTTTACTGATTGCCATATGACGGGGATTTTACATGGCTGAGCTTCGTACACTCCAGAGCAGAATCAAAACACTGAATACCCGACGGGTGAATATTCTGAAGGGTGAACAGCGTCGTGTCAGTGGCAGTGCACGTGTTTCCCTCAAGCGTCATATCTGGCTCAGGGACGCCGGGCAGTGCCGTCTCTGTGGTCGTGTGGTTGACCTCTGTGACAGTGAACTCGATCACCGAATTGCACTTCAGTTCGGTGGTGGTAATGAGGAGACGAATCTCTGGACGCTCTGTACCGAATGCCATCGACAAAAGTCTGCTCGTGAAGCGGCGAGTGATATGCCGGACCCGACGCTGCCGGAGGTGTCCGGAGGTAGTGGCAGAGAGGACGACATCATCGGACTGTAACCCGACCCCGGGGGGGTATCATCCGGCGTAAAAAACGATCGCTTTGGACACCGCGCCCCCTCTCACGCAGAGAAAAAATTCCCGTTTCAGGGCAGTTAACATGTTAACTGGCTGCCCGGGCATTTTTGCGGTTTTTATCTTTATTATTCAGTTTGTTGTGCGGAAAAAATGTTAACAGGCTTTTTCAGCAAATGTTAACCAGGCAGCAGTTAACATTTGCGGCATGAGACGCCGGGAAAAATGGGCTGAACCATACCCGGCTGAGTGCGTTCTGGACCCGGGAGGAGGCTGTGCTGACAACGCAAAAACGAAAATTTGCGCTGGCGCTCATGTCCGGGAAAAACAAAACAGCGTCAGCCATTGCCGCCGGTTATTCGGCGAAGACCGCCAGGGTTAAAGGCTCGCAGCTGGCAAAAGATCCTGAGGTGCTTGCGTTTATAGCCCGTAAACAATGCGAGACGGTGGAGGTGGATGAGGTTCCTGTTTACCGGCAGAAAAAATCAGAGCAGGAGGATAAACCCCGTCGCCGTGAGGCGGCTGCAATACCACAGCCGGACGAAAACAATCTGGAGATGCCACCGTCCGCGGTGATGTCTCCTGGTATTGAATATATGGAGGATGGTCTTCCCGATCCGGTGAAAGCCATGGGGCGGATCCTGGTGGAAAACCTCTGCATTGATCCGAAACTGGCACTGGATGCGGCCTGGCGTCTGGCGCAGTTCACGCACCATAAAAAAGGGGATACCGGGAAAAAATCGGCAAAAGATGATGCCGCGAAAAAAGCGGCTAACCGTTTTGCGGTGCCACCGCCACCCCGACTGGTGGTGAATAACGATAATGAGGGCAACGGATGATACCTGTATGGAGCACAGCCTGCCCGGACTGGGCAGAGCGCCTGAAAAAGGGGCTGTCGATTATTCCGGATCCGATTTATCCGGACGAGGCCGCACATGCCCTGGCGATTTTTAAACAACTGCGGATTGTGGATGCACCTGGTAGCCCTACGTTCGGGGAGTCCTGTGCACCGTGGGTGTTTGACCTGGTGGCGGCCCTGTTTGGCTCCTACGATGCGCAGACCGGTGTACGCCATATCAAGGAAGTTTTTATCCTTATCCCCAAGAAAAACTCGAAGTCCACGCTGGCCGCGGGGATCATGATGACTGCACTGTTACTGAACTGGCGGCAGGCGGCGGGTTACACGATTCTGGCCCCGACTGTGGAGGTGGCGGCCAACGCCTTCAACCCTGCCCGGGATATGGTACGACGTGACGATGATCTGGATGACCTCTGCCAGGTACAGACCCATATCCGGACCATCACCCACCGGGTGACGGACACCACCCTGAAGGTGGTGGCAGCCGATCCGAATACGGTGTCCGGTATCAAGTCCGTGGGTACGCTGATTGATGAGTTGTGGCTGTTTGGCAAGCAGTGCAAGGCGGAGGACATGTTACGTGAAGCCATAGGCGGCCTTGCCTCCCGCCCGGAAGGGTTTGTGGTGTATACGACCACCCAGTCGAATGAACCGCCCGCCGGGGTGTTCAGACAGAAACTGCAGTACGCCCGGGATGTGCGCGACGGCAAAATTCATGATCCGCACTTTCTGCCGGTGATATTTGAACACCCTCCTGAAATGGTGGAAAGCGGGGCTAACCTGCTGATGGAAAACCTCGCCATGGTCAATCCGAATCTCGGCTATTCAGTGGATGAGGCCTTTCTGTACCGGGAGTACCGTAAAGCCCGGGAAGCCGGTGAAGAGACATTCCGGGGGTTCATGTCAAAACACGCCAATGTGGAAATTGGTCTTGCCCTGCGCTCTGACCGCTGGGCGGGGGCTGATTTCTGGGAAGAGCAGGGCCGTTGTATCAGCCTGGACGATATCCTGCGTCGTGCTGATGTGGTGACGGTGGGGATTGACGGCGGAGGGCTGGATGATCTGCTGGGGATGTATGTGATTGGGCGTGACCGGGAGACCCGCGAATGGCTGGGCTGGGGCCATGCCTGGGCGCATGAAACCGCGGTGGTCCGACGGAAGAGCGAGGCGTCCCGGTTTCAGGATCTTGTTGCCTGTGGAGATATGACCATTGTCCGGCGTGTCGGGGATGACACGGCGGAAGTGGCGGAATATGTGCGTCGCATTCATGAGGCTGAGTTACTGGACCATATCGGTATTGACCCGTCAGGGGTGGGGCAGATTCTGGATTCACTGGCGGAAGCCGGGATCCCCGACGGAATTGTGGTGGGGATAAGCCAGGGCTGGAAACTGGGCGGGGCCATTAAAACCACCGAGCGCAAACTGGCTGAAGGGGTGCTGGTGCATGGTGACCAGCCCCTGATGGCCTGGTGTGTCGGCAATGCCCGGGTGGAGCCTAAAGGTAACGCCATTCTTATCACCAAACAGGCCAGTGGACGGGGAAAAATTGACCCGCTGATGGCGCTGTTCAATGCGGTCTCCCTGATGTCCCTTAACCCGGAACCGAAAAAGAAAGAATATGCGGTTTTTTTCATATAACCCTGTTCACACTGTAACCATCACGAACCGCTCCGGCGGTTTTTTTATTTTCAGGAGGCTGATGTGACTCTTAAACGGGCCTGTTCCCTGCTGACGGTGAAATCCTTCAGTGAGGATGAACGGGTGATCACCGGGATTGCGTCAACGCCTTCTCCGGATCGGGATGGTGACATCCTGGAGCCGGAGGGCGCGGAGTTTGGCAGTGCGATACCGTTTCTCTGGCAGCATGACCATTCCCGCCCGGTGGGGCAGTGTACGGTGCGCCGGGTCAGCGAAGGGCTGGAAATCACGGCAACACTGGTGAAGCCCGTACCGGATATGCCGTCGCAACTGGCTGCCCGGCTGGATGAGGTCTGGGCGGCCATTAAGACCGGGCTGGTCAGGGGGCTGTCCGTGGGCTTCCGTCCCCATGAATACACCTTTCTGGACGGAGGCGGACTGCATTTTCTGCGCTGGGAACTGATGGAGGTGTCTGCCGTCACCGTGCCCGCGAATGCGGAATGCACCATCCGGACCATTAAATCTTACGACCGCCCGTTTTCTGCCGCGTCCGGCAACCGGAAACCGGTGGTGAAAATCGCATCTTCTGCCGGCGCTGCGGCACAGTCAACAACCGTTTTTCATAAGGAAAAGACCATAATGAATATTGGCGAACAGATTAAAAGTTTTGAAAACAAGCGTGCAGCGCTGGCAGCCTCCCTTGAGGAGGTCATGACCAAAGCCGCAGAGGAAGGGCGCACGCTGGATGTGGAGGAGGAAGAGCATTACGACAACACCGCAGCGGAAATCCGTCAGGTGGATGCGCACCTGAAGCGCCTGCGTGAACTGGAAGCCGGTAAGGCCGCCACGGCGCAGCCGGTGAAACAGGCCGGTAACGGGAATGTGGCCGCGGTGGCTTCTGCGCCGGTGATCCGTGTGGAGCAGAAACTGGATAAGGGGATTGGCTTCGCCCGCTTTGCCAAATCGCTGGCTGCGGCTAAAGGCGTCCGATCTGAAGCCCTGGAAGTGGCCCGTCGTCAGTATCCGGATGACAGTCGTCTGCATCATGTCCTGAAATCGGCAGTGGGCGCGGGGACCACCACGGATCCGCAGTGGGCAGGCAGCCTGTCTGAATATCAGGAATACGCACAGGACTTTATTGATTACCTGCGTCCGCAGACCATTATCGGGCGATTTGGTCAGGGCGGGATCCCTGCACTTCGTCAGGTGCCATTCAATATCCGTGTGCACGCCCAGGTGTCCGGCGGTGCTGCCGGCTGGGTGGGTGAGGGTAAGGCAAAACCCCTGACGAAGTTTGATTTTGAATCCATCACCTTCAGTCATGCGAAGGTGTCGGCCATTGCGGTACTGACGGAAGAATTGATCCGTTTTTCCAGTCCGGCTGCTGATGCACTGGTCCGTAATGCGCTGGCGGAAGCGGTGGTGGCGCGTCTGGATACAGACTTTGTGGACCCGAAAAAAGCCGCAGTGGCAGATGTCTCCCCGGCGTCCATCACCCATGATGTGAAGGGCACGGCATCAACCGGTAACCCGGATGCGGATGCAGAGGCTGCGTTTGGACAGTTTGTGGCAGCAAACCTGCAGCCCACCGGTGCGGTCTGGCTGATGTCCAGCACCAATGCCCTGGCACTGTCCATGCGTAAAAATGCGCTGGGTCAGAAGGAATACCCGGACATGACCCTGCTGGGTGGCTCCTTCCAGGGGCTGCCGGTGATTGTCTCCCAGTACGTGGGTGACCAGCTGGTGCTGGTGAATGCCCCGGATATTTATCTGGCGGATGACGGCGGCGTGGCAGTGGATATGTCCCGCGAGGCATCACTGGAAATGCAGTCTGAGCCGACCGGCGACAGTACCACGCCGTCCCCGGTGGAGCTGGTTTCCATGTTCCAGACAGGCAGCGTGGCCATCCGTGCGGAGCGCTGGATCAACTGGCGTCGTCGCCGTACTGCGGCGGTGGCGGTGATCACCGGAGTGAACTACGGCAGTGCGTCCGGCGGCTGAGTCTGATAAGGAGGACGGGAGGCGTGCGCCTCCCGTAACAGGTTATGGCAAAGATCCGATATCTGCAGGGCACGCATGATGCCCGGGCCGGGGATATCCGTGATGTGGCACAGCCGTGTGCGGAGGTGCTGGTTCGCCTGGGAAAGGCGGAGTACATCACGGTGCGACGTCCGGCAGGTCAGAAAAAGAAACGTGATGCGGAGCATGGCGAATGTGGAACCTTTTACGGCGAACCCGAAAAAACCAGAAATCAGGACGTGACGTAAGAGAGGCGGGCTGGACCAGCCTGTTTCAGGCGGTGGCTGAGCCCTTTTCCGGCGCCTGGCAGCAGGGCGTGAAAGCCGATCCTGAAGCCGTCCTCTCCTTTCATGCGGTGTTTGCATGTATTTCGCTGATATCCCAGGATATCGCCAAAATGCGGCTGCGTCTTATGCAGACGGATGCGCATGGGATACGCAGGGAAACGCGCCGGGGGGATATTGCCCGCCTCTGTCGTCGTCCCAACGCCCAGCAGAACCGCATCCAGTTTTTTGAACTGTGGCTGAACGCCAAACTGCGTCATGGCAATACGGTGGTGCTGAAAATCCGTAATGCCCGGGGGCAGATCAAAGAACTGCGTATTCTGGACTGGAGCCGGGTTGAACCTCTGGTGGCGGATGACGGCGAGGTGTTCTACCGCATCACGCCGGACCGGAACTGCGGGATCACGGAGGCGGTGACGGTGCCTGCCCGGGAAGTGATCCACGACCGGTTTAACTGTTTTTTTCATCCGCTTATAGGATTGCCGCCGGTGTATGCCGCCGGGCTGGCGGCCACGCAGGGGCATCATATTCAGGAAAATTCGACGTCTTTTTTCAGAAATGGCGGCAGGCCGTCCGGGGTGATTGAGATCCCCGGCAGTATTACGGAAGAAAATGCGAAAAAACTGAAGAGCAACTGGGACAGCGGGTATACAGGCGAAAATGCGGGGAAAACGGCCATTCTGAGCAACGGGGCAAAATACAACCCCACGACGTTTTCACCTGTGGATGCGCAGACGGTGGAACAACTGAAGATGACCGCTGAAATTGTCTGTTCGGTGTTCCGTGTCCCGGCCTACAAGATTGGCGTGGGACAACCGCCTTCCAGTGACAACGTGGAGGCGCTGGAGCAGCAGTATTATTCCCAGTGCCTGCAGACGCTGATTGAGTCCATTGAACTGTTACTGGATGAGGCGCTGGAAACGGGGGAAAACGAGAGTACAGAATTTGATGTCACCACGCTGCTGAGAATGGACAGTGAGCGGCGCATGAAAACGCTGGGGGATGCGGTGAAAAATACGCTTCTCACGCCCAATGAGGCCCGTAAACGGGAGAACCTGCCGCCCCTGGCCGGCGGTGATGCACTGTATCTTCAGCAGCAGAACTACAGTCTGGAGGCGCTGTCCCGTCGTGATGCCCGTGAGGATCCGTTCGCGTCTGCCGGGAAAACAGTTTCATCACAGCTGCCTGACGGCGCATCTGACGGTAATAAGGCAATCAGTGAAACAGAGCATGATGCGGTGAAAGCGATGTTCAGGGGGGATACTGAGAAAATGACGGAACGGGAACTGTCCATTATTCGTGCACTGGGAGAAGAATTCTCCACAGTGCTGGCGGATTTACAGCGCACATTTGAGGGGAAGATGGCCTCGCAGGCACAAGCGTTTGAAGAGAAACTGACTTCCCTGTCGGCGGTATTACAGAAGCATGTGACGGTGGATGAGGTGCGTCCGGTTCTGCAGGCGATGGTGGATGACGCTGTGGGGGCCATTCCGGTACCGCGTGATGGTCGTGATTATGATCCGGATGTACTGCAGCAGGCGGTGAATGATGCGGTCGCAAATATTCCGCAGCCGGCGGACGGTAAAAGTCTCACCCCGGATGATGTGCGTCCGATGCTTGAACAGATGGTG